CGTCAATGACCTCAGAATGACCGCCTATTGACTTCACACTCATCAGCTTTGCCCCTGTAGGAATAGTCTTGGCATATGCTGTTTCGCTGTCCGTTTCAAATTTATGTGTCACACCATTGCCCATGTCATACAGTGCATTTACCCTACGTTGTAACTCTTTGTCCGTTAGTTTTACACGTCCTATCTCAGCTGTATTCTCAGCTATCTTTCCGACAGCGGTCACATAGTCATCAGGCAAACTGTCAGCCACGGATTGCGCTGTCTGTGCAGCGGTTTCAGTAGCTTTGCGGTCTGTAGCAACCTTAGCGGCATGGTCTGCCACTGTAGCCTTGTCGGTTGTGACCTGTGTTGCCATTTCCTGCACTGCCTGCCTGTCTGCCGTAGTGCTGTCAGCGCAGGTCTTGGCGGTTTTAGCGTATCCCGCCGTTATGGTCTTGTCGGCTTCGGTTTGCTGTGCTGCCGTTGATGCCTGCGCTGCGGATATTTTAGCGTTATTCTGTGATTTGACTGCCTCAGCACGTGCAGTTTCTGCGCCCTGCATGGCGGTGTCTGCCTGTGTTGCAGACGTTTCAGCAGATGCCTGTGCGGTCTCAGCACGTTTCGCCGCCTGCGTTGCCGTGTCGGCTGACAATCCTGCGTTTGTGGCAGATTTTTTTGCATTTTCAGCCGCTGTTGTCGCCGTGTCTGCGGCGGTTTCAGCGGCTTTGCGGTCTGCGGCAACCTGCCTGCCTATGGCATCTATCTTATCCAGTGCGTCAGCTGCCACACTTGGTGACGGTACTGCATTATCGCCGATAGCCGAACCTATTCTTAGGCGGAAAATTCGTGATTTTTTCAGCAGGATATATTCGTCGCCTGCTAATTTTTTAGCCGCTATCTGACAGCTGACTGTCTGCGCTGACCGCAGTATATCAGCCGTAGGCGTCCACTGTCCGCCTGTGATATCGACCTCATACACTGTGCCGTCACCATAGTCGATAGTCAACACATAGCGGTCTGCGCCGTCTACTGTCAGCCCTTCGACAGACGCAGGGCGGGCATTAGTTTCACCAACATAGCCTAGTATGGCGGTTGATGTCATTGCGTTGTAATTTTCGTCTAGTCTGATTACCATTTCTGCACCCCCTATACGATTGCTATGTAGTCAATGCTGTACGTTCCTGCAGGCACGTTGACCGTGGTTGCACCATTACTAGGACCCATGCAGACCACTGCGAAATATGCGCCCTTGTATACCTGCACATGGGTGCAGTAGTTCTGAAATGGGCTAGGTGTGCCGATATCCCTCAGCGACACGCATATCTGTTTTGGCACAAAGTCCAAATTCAGCGGTATTTGTACGCTTGGCGTAGCCTTTTTCAGTGTGTATTCAATCGTGCCACTTTTGATTTTGTTTTGGTTTAAATCATTTACTGCCTGTTCTGTTGCCGTTAGTGCGTCAACCAATGCCTGGCGAACATCACGGCCGTAAAATGCGTTTCTGACAGTTTCAATTGCTGCTGCCAAATCAACATTATTTGCCATTTTATTCCTCCTAGTCTAGTGTGTGGTTTTTCGTAGTGATACTGTTGCACATGATATCACCTGTTTTGCCGTAGCACTGCACTGCGGTTTTTTCATTTTCGTTATACAGATACATCGCCCTGTTATTGGTATCAACTGTAAATACCTTTTTGCCGCTGTCTGTGTACGTTGAAATATTACCACTATTTGTATCTAGTGAAAATTTCAATTCGTTATTCCAATAGCCTGACATAGCGCCAGCCTGCAGGACGATATGACCGCCAATCGTACTGTTGTCAATGCGTATCTCCAGCGGACTGACTTTCAACGTCCACTCATTGTGGGATAGCTGAATCGCACTGGTATTTTGGCTAGACGTTTGAATATTAATGCTTCCACCTGTGATAGTCGCTGATTTTGACGACAGTTTATTAGCAATCACATTTCCGTTTTCGTCCACTTTGAACGTTCCACTGCCGTTGTTGATTTTCAGCCCTGTCAGGGTCAGGGCGGTTATAAAACTAGCCACCAAATTTCCGTCAATAGTCCACGCATTTGTGTACGGCCCAGTTTTAGCCGACCCGCCGTCCGATGATTTCCAAAAACCTAGCCCATTTTTGTTCAGCTGAATGCAGGATTTACAGGTATTTATATCAGCCGTATCCATAATCAAAATGCGCTCTGGCTTCTCGGACGGGTCAAGAATAACGTGTCCGCCCTCTGCACCTGTTATCAACTTTGTGGCATTTTCGATTTTGCTGTCTATCACCTGACGATTTCTGAATTCACTATCATCAATAGCGGTCTGCAGGCTTTTGGTTTTGGCTGTCATGAACCCTGTCATGGTTTCAAATTTGTCACCAAATGTCAGCTCGGATTGTTCAGGGTTGTCAAGGTTTATAGTGATACCGATTATGCGTAAATCTTCATCAATCCCCATAAGAGGGTTGACTACACGATACCAGCACCCCAATTCAAACTGTTCAAAATTCATATCAATTGTTGACAAATCGACCGCAGTTATTTTATACTGCTTTTTGGCTTTGTTTGCGCTTTTCAGGAATGCTGTGGCTTTTGTCTTCAAAATTGACGCCTGTGTCACGTCGTCCCACGTCTGTGTACCGCTGATTACGCCATATTTAGCGACTAACGCACTATCTTCGATATAATCTTTACCGCCATTTACGCTGCCAATCGTCAGCCTTTTCTCGCTGTCGGTCTGCTTTGCACCCAACGGATATAGCCGTGTAATAACGCTCGTTTCGTCAATTTCACGGCTGATAGTTTTGAGATTTACCGCCAGTTCTATTTTTGTGTCTGTGCCGTGTCCGATATGTTCCAGATAGTCTATATACACTTTGCCGTCTTGGTCTCTCAGCTGGATTTCACCGCCGAATTTTCCAACCAGCTGTTCAGATATAGCGTCCATGGTTGATACCCAGTTGACAGAATATGTGTAATTATTTTCGCCCGTCACAGTGACCTGCCCGACCGATATGTGTTTGTCATCGCCGACCTGCGTATTGTGTTTGGAAATGAATGACGCTAGCACTGTACTAATGCCTACCACTTTGTATTCCGCATACGGTTGAACACTGTCATACAGCCAACCTAAACGCCCCTCGCAGGTGACAGATTTACAAATCAGACCTTGCTCGTCCATGCTGTCAGGGCATTTCAGCACACGCCCGATAAAAACGTCTTTGCCTGTGCTATCGTCCGTGACAGTGATCGATGTTGTCAGCGGTTTCAATTTGTTATATCCTGCATTGTCAGGGTATATGGTAAACGTGAAACTGTCAACAGCATTGACAGCCTTGACGATTTTTCCACCTGAAATGCGGTCAAGGTTATCACTATGTATCGTGGTTTTTTCAACGCCATTTTTGATAGTGACAGTATGCATTTATAACACCTCCTCATGCAGACTCAGCGTGAGCGTGCCGAAGCCATACGCTGACAAAGTGTTCAAACCCGGCTGTAAAATCAGTTCGTCCATATCGAATGGTTTTTCTGTCGGTCTGTATACCTTTTCGGAAATATCAACGCTGTTGTTTTGAAAATGCGTGAATCCTACCTTGTCAATATCATCAGCAGACCGCCTATATATCAGGCGTGGTTTTATCGGCACGTCCGAATACAAATAGATTTTCAAAATTGCAGGAGGGGCGTATCGTGTCTGCTTGACCGCCGTCAGTGTCATATCCATAAGATTTAGATAGTCGTTTTCAAAACTGAAATCATCAAACCCTTTGTCAGAAAAATCATCAGATATTTTGTACGGCTGTGCTTTGAACGTTGCCGTTACCTCAATATGGTACCCCTTTTCACTTTCGGCACAGCTAATCGCTCTCGCCTTATAATGGTAAATTTCGGCATCGTCATATAGATCACACTCGCCAGCCGACAAAATCCAGTTTTCAAAATCTGCCACTGTTTTCCGCAGGGCGGTTTTCGGACAGCCCATAAACACAAATTTATAGGTCAATGTTCGTGTATCATAGGTAGGTTTACCACCATTCTGATATGTGAAACATATGTCGCCATTGCGGTATGGTATAGTAGCCGATATATCCCTGATGTTTGGTGGTGGTGTACTGCGTGATGTCAGTAACGCTCCGAAATCGGTATAGGAATTTTTACCATTTATCGTTATACTAGACATTGTCAGCCACCCTCCTAGCATTTAGATTGATTTTTTCAGCCATAGCAACGTCCATGTATGGCGCTGTCACTGTGGCGAAACGTTTTCCGTCGATGTTCATAACCACTGTCAAATCACCGCTCTTGCCGTGTTGTGTGGTGCTGTCGGCTTCGGTTGATATTTTGTCAGCCGTTTTTCTTGCGGTCTGTCTGCCTATCATGACAGGGTCCATTTCAGCCGATACACCTGCAACACTGTCAACGATAGCCTGTGCCTCGTCCACTGGTTCGTCCGCAGTGTCTTCCATGCCGACAGCGATACCAGACGGCAGATACTGACCGACCTTTTTCGCCATGACCCTTGACGGGGAATGAATGTCGAAGAAATCGCAGAATCCGTCTATAATGGCACTGCCTACGTCTTCCACCACGTTCCAAATTCCGCTGACAGCAGAAACCAAGCCGTTCAAAATGCCTTTGAGGATATTTGCGCCCAGGTCCAGCCAATCAACGTCTTTGAAGCCGTCTATGATAGCGCTGATTATATCAGGCAGTGCGTCTATGATAGCAGGTATAGCGTCAGGCAAGCCCTGTGCTAATGCGACTATCAATTTCATACCAGCCTCGACTAGCGCAGGCAGATTATCTGTCAAAGCCTTTGTGATAATTGGTATCAACTCTATCACACTGTCTATCAGCTTAGGCGTGCACTTGGCCAGACCTGTTATCAATCCTGTTAGTAATTGGAATCCGCCCTCGATGATTGCAGGAAGATTTTCAATCAGCGTGTCGGTTATTTGTTTTATCAAACTAGGCAACATTGGCATCAGCTGTCCGATAACATCATTTAGTCCGTCAATCAGACCTAGAAACAGCGTGATCGCACCCTGCACCAGTTCAGGCACTAGCGTAGGGATAGTTGAAACCAGTGCATTTATCAATCCGAAAAAGCCGTTAAGCAGTGACGGCAAAATCGAGTTGATTAGTGACGGGGCTGATTGTGCCAGCGACTGAATGATAGACGTTAGCACTGTGGTTGTCGCTGTGATTAGTGTCGGTGCATTTTCGGCTAGCGTTTCTGACGCAGAACTGAACAACCCAGATATAACAATCGGGATTTGTTCGGTCAAGCCGTCAAGACCGCCACTGTCATATGCGTCTAGCAAACTAGAAACGCCGTCAAACAGTTTGGTGAAACCGCCTGACAATTTCTGAACCGCTGGCAACGATTTTGTCAGAAAATCTGCCGCCATTCCCTTTGCACCAGCCATAACAGGCGTGAACGCAGTTCCCAAAGATGCAAGGGCGTCCTGCAATTCAAAACTAGCACGTTCATAGTCCAGCGTTGATTTATTTGCTGATTGGTATTCGTCATTGATTTCCGACAGACCCGAATTTGCCAGCCAATCAAGGGCATACTGCTGACGTTCTGCCTCTGACGTGCAGTTCTGTAGACCTGCGTTAAAATCGTCAACGCTATCACCCATACGCCCGATAAGCTCTGAAAACTGACCTGTCGCAGCACCTGTGGCAATGGTTTCCTGCAGACTATCTGAAAGGCTCTCAATTTTCAAGGTATCAGGGAATTTTTCAACCGCTCCGCTGAGTGCATTTATAGCAGGCGTCATTTGTTCATCGCTGAAACCGACAGCCATAAGGTTTGACAACGCTTCAATGCTTGAATCGGACTCGCCTGTGATAGCTACCAAATCTTGCATTTTTGATTTCATAAAATCAAAATTGTTGCCGCTGGTTTCGGCGTTTGTTTTCAGTTTGGTCATATCGCTGTTCCACTCACGGCTTGCTTCAACGTTTGCCGCAAGTGCCGTTGTTACAGCTGCAAGACCAACACCTATGGTCTGCGTGTATTTTTTGAACCCATCAGCCGCCTTGCCTATCATAGCCGTGTCTATCTTGCCTAGCGTTGTCGTGAATTTTACGGCTTTGCTTGTCGCACCGCCTATGGCAGAACCGACTTTTTCAACTTTTTTTATGACAGGTTCGACCTTGTCTTTGGCTTCTTTGAATGCCGTGCCGATGGCATTGACATTTTTCTTTTCATCTTTCAGGCTTGACAGCTTTGACTTCGTTGTTTCCAACTCTCTCTGAAACGCACGATACTGTCCTGCGTCTATCTCGCCTTTTTTATACTGTGCTGTGACCTGTGATTGTGCTTCTTTTAGCACGTCCAACTTTGACTTTGTCTCTTTGATACTGTCTTTCAGCAGGTCTTGTTTTTGCTTGACCAGCGTGACGTTGTTCGGGTCCAGCTTTAGGGCTTTATCGACCGCTTTCAACTCGCTTTCCAGCTCACGGCTCTTTTTGTTTGTTTCTTTCAGTGCCTTGTCAAGACCTGTGGTGTCGCCGCCTATCTTGATAGTAATGCCCTTTATGCTACTTTTTGCCACCTATCATTACCCCCTTTCCAAAATTTTCTCGCAAAGCCTGTCGGTCAGGCTTCGTCAGGGTCAGCCTATATGCGTTATCTAGGTACTCTTGACCGCTCTCACTCTGCCTGAGCCGTGCGATAAAAGCATCACGACGTATCAGCAGATAATCATAGTAGTCCATATCATCAACATCATATAGCGATATACCCATATAGTCCGCAACTAACTTTTCCCACGTTGAGGAAATTTCATATTTCTCCCCCTCCCTATTCTGCGGTGGATAGTAGGGGAGCGCTAGTTTTTTGAATTTTTGATTTCTAGCAGATAGTCAATATATGTGCGGTAGAATGTTTGAATGTCGTATATATCCCAATCAGCCAGTGTTTCAGCCGTTATTGGTATTTTCGCAATGTTGTGTGACATCAGTTTTGCACACATTTCGATTGCTTCGTCCAGCTTGTTGCCGCCTAGCTTTGCGGATATTTCTCCGAACGCTTCAATCTCGCCCTTTGTGGGTGGCATAACAAAAATCGTGGTATGCTTTTCGTCAGCCAGCTCAATACGCAGGCTAGGCTTTTGCATTTTATTGAAATTCAACGTCTTTGGCATTTTATACACCTCCAAAAAAACAGCCCACTGAAAATCTCAGCAGGCTGTGTATTTGTGTTGCTTATGTGGCACTTATTGACTTATCCTCTTCGATGTAGGTAATCAGTGTTCCCTCGCTGTCGCTTGGCAGTGCTTTGAACTCAGCGTCAATAACGCTTTCCTTGTCTTTTGCGAACGCCAGTTCGATGCCGCTCTGGTTGTTGCCCACGATCATGACCCATATATCTCCGTCAACTGCGTCAACGTGGTGGAAACACAGAACATACCTCTTGCGACGCATATTCTTCAGACCACCAATCTTGACGGTTCTACGTTTCTTGCTGGTATCTTCTGACACTCTTGCGGTATCGCAGAGAACGTCAAGGGTATTGCCGTTGAATACCATGATACCAGTTTTCAGCGTGGCTTCTTCCTCTGTGATGATTGTCTTCTGATGTGTGCCATCATCATCACTTGCGGTGTAGAATGTCGGTTTATAAGACAGGGTTGCGCCGCCCTGGATATAACCCAACACATTGGCTTCCGTGCAGATAGTATCAACATCAGGTATTGTTTCACCACTGAAATCCTGATAGTAGATATAACCGCTTCCAAGAATAATATTGCTTGGCGCTTTCTTTGTTTCAGCCATTTCAATTCCTCCTTTTTAAATTTGTGATTTATGTACGAATAATTTTTCAACAGATTTTGGGCGTTTGCTATTACCATTTAACATCCTTAAAACGTCTTTTTGCCAAACGCAAACAAAATCGTCAGGTGCTTGCAGTTCCGAAATAAATACTGTGTTTTTCTCACTGATTTTTCGCATATATTCCCAAAATTCAGTGTTATCAAAATCGCCTGTTGAATAGCCTGTAACATTAGCATATGGTGGGTCAGCGTATACTATAGACCCGTCAGGAATGTCAACACTGCGATAGTCGGCACAGGTAAATTTTGCTGTTTTGAGATTTTCAAAATCTCGCATTATAGCATTTCTACCTTGCTTGGCATAATTGTCGCCCTTTTTGTTTCGGGCATAGCCGCCAAACCATTTCGCACCAAACGAACACCCAAAGCCCACAAAGCCAGTCAACGCCTTATCCTCGTCCTTATGCTCACGGATATATCTATACTGTTCTTCAGATATATTTTCGGGCAAGTCATAGCCGTTTTGTAATATCTGATACATAGCTATCAGATATGGGTGCAGGTCATTGCATATAACATTTTCAAAATGTGGTGCTAATTTTGTTTCGATTGCACAGCCGCCGCAGAACAAACTTACAAACGTCTTAACATTTTCTTTTTTTTGTAAAATAAGTTCTGAGATAGGTTTTGCAATTTTGCATTTACCGCCTAAATATCGCATTGTCTCTTCCTTTACTTCAAATAATTGGTAAATGAATATCTTATCTGATATTCCTTGCTGTCTTCAATCCAGCTTTCAGACTTTTCCAAATCAAAGTCCGCAAACTGTTTCTCAACAGCCGTTTCTAATTCAACGTCGATTTTCCTAGTGTACAATTCAATGACTATCGTCTGCTCTCGCAGGCTTGCGGGGTGCATATCGTCTCCGCTGTCTATGGTGCTTTCACGATAGAACACACAGTATGGCGTTTTCATTTCATCACGTGATGAATAGTATGCGACCTTGTCTTTCAGTTCGTCGATAGCCGTTAATCGTGAACGTATATCAGCCAATGTCAAATTCATTTCTTCAACCTCGTTTCTATCAGTTCAGGCAGTGCCTTTTGTGCATACTCCTCAACAGGTTTAATATGCACAAATGCCTTTACTCTGCCCTTACCGCCTTTCTTTGCGTGGCCGTGCTCCAGCAGATGTGTCAGGTAGTAGTATTTTTTGTTTCGCACAACAACACGTTTGTTACCAGACTTAGCGTACACTGTTTCGGCTTTCCAGCTTTCGGCATACTTGCCTGTTCGGCGTGGTGATGTGGTTTTCAGCTTTTCGACACACTGGTCTGCAACCTCGTCGATACAGCCGTCAACTATCTTTGCAGTTTCTTCGCTGTATTCTTTCAGGTCATCAGCGACCTGTTTTGCCAACTTACTGACATCAATTTCAACCGATTTCATCAGCAATCACCGCCAAAACGTTCAGCCGTCAGTTCAATGGCTGTTCCTGCGACATATGTGCGTATGATACGATATTCCCGACCGTTATAGAATAACATATCTTCATCGTCATAGTCATAGTAATCTGCCATTTTGATTTTCAGCGTAGGTTGAAACCCTGCTTGTGCGGCGCTGTAAAATTCAGAACGTGAAATTGATGATACTTGGCAGAAAACCTCTTTGGCGTTTTCCCAATCAACGACCTTTTCTTGATTTCCAATTTCGTCCGAAACTATCTTTGCTTTGGCGATTTTTACAACATCATTAAACATCGTTAAATCCCCTCCGTGTAGTCCTCGTTCAGACTTAGTGCGTCTCGCAGGCGCTCGTAGTTCTTGCGAAAATCTTCACCTTTGCCGTTGAAATCATATTGCCATTTGACATAGTTTTCGATAGCCTTTTTTAGAATTGCACTGCAATCATCAGCGTCAAAGGGAACGAACACGCCCACACGCTTCAAATCTTCCATGCAGGCGTCAACGTTTGACATAATGTCGCTATCTAGCTTGTCGTGTGATATCCTCAGCGAATTTTTCAAACTTTCTAGCATTCGTTATGCCCCCTTTATCATCATGATTACTTGCTCTTCTTTGTGAGTGTCACAAGGCTGTTCTTGTCGATGACCTTGCCGTCTACCAGCATAACAGCCTTTGTTACCTGGTCTTCGGTGTCATTATCCTCATATCTTTTGACTGTCATCTGGAGATTTGTGTTGAGGATATAGTCCTCAGGGCGGAAGAAGAATGCAACGATTGTATCAGCCGATACAGTGTCTGCATAAGCGTCGATATCGTCAGAGAACACAACAGGTGTGCCAAGGATTGATGGCTGCATATCTCCGTTAAGACCATAGTTGACCCTAGCGATAGGCTGTCCGTTTGTGTCTGTCAGTGCTTGGATATCGCAGAATGTTGCAAAGTTCATGAACATCTTAACGCCTGCTCTGTAGCCTGACGGAATTTTTTTCTTCATATCCCACAGGGTATTGTATGTAATACCGTTTGCCAGTGCAACGTTCACATTCTGACCGTTGACAACAGTTTCCTTTGTGATACCCTTCGGCTTGCCTGAACCATCACCCTTGATGATCGCTGTCTCGATAGCAGCGATCATTGCGTCGGCTACCTGATTAGCAAATGTTGTCTCAAAAAAGTCGAGTGATACCACAGAAACTTCAAGTGACATGGAGATAGCACATCTCAGCTTGTAGTAGCTGAAAGTAATTGAGCCTGTGGACTTCTTCTGTGTGTCAGAGCTTGCGCCCTCAGCGACCCATGTTGCAACTGGCTTGGCGCTTGAAGTAGGAATTGTCACGCCACCCTTAATATTTGTCTTTGTAACCAGTGCATAAATCTGGCCGTGCTCCTCCAGCTTTTCAACGATTCTCTGCATGGTTGTTGATGGAATGACAGCCGCAACGTCAGTGGTCTTTGTGGACTGTGCCTCGTTTGCAAACTTCGCAGGGATTGGTGTACCCTCGAGAACGTTGTGCATAAACGCAGTTCTGTACTCGATGCTGTCATAAATGTTTGATGTGTGTGTGATCGCATTCTCGTTCATCTTGTTTTCATTCCTTTCAATGATATTTTTCATAGTATCTGACGCATGGTCTTTTGTCATAGCGTTCAGATTTGCCTGTGCCTTTGCCGCTTTCTCAGCGTCATTCATCAGCTTTTCGGCTTCGTCAAAATTGCCCTCGTCGATAAGGGTCTGAGCCTTGTCAAGCATTTCCTGCCTTGTCATTTTTATAACCCTCCTTTAGTTTGTCAAGCCTTGCCTGTGCTGTTATCTTTTTATCAGCACGCTCGGCTTTCATTTTTTCGATTACGTTCTGTGGTATGATATCGCAGTAGGCCGCCACCAGCTGTGACTTGACGTTCTTGTTTCCTGCAATTTCGTCTATCAACCCCAGTTCGACTGCTTCATCAGCCGTCAGCCATGTTTCCTTGTCCATGATTTCCAGTGCCTTTTCCTTTGTCATGCCTGACTTGGTTATGTAGGCATTTGCAATAGTTTCATTGGCTTTCTGCAAAATCTCTGACATCTTGTCCATGTCATGGTAATCACCACTTGCCACTGATGATACGTTATGCACCATGATCTGTGCCGTCGGTGATATATCTGACTTGCCTGCACACGCTATCACACTTGCCGCACTTGCCGCAAGACCGACAACGTGTATTTTGACGTCACCTGAATATTCACGGATTGCCGAATAAATTTCAGAAGCCGCAAAAATATCACCACCGCCAGAATTGATGTCAACCTCCAACAGTTCGCCTTTTTCAGCCGCCGCAGTTATACCCTTTAAAACCTTTGCAGGGGAAATGGCGTCAATTTTGAAAAGGTCATAGACCCACTGGTCATCATTCGGAATGATAGTACCCTTGACGTTAATTTTCATCGTTTTCACCTCCCTCACCGCTGTCTATCTTTGCCGTGTCAAGTCTGACATAGTATTGATCGCCCGAAGGAATGTCAGCCAGATTGAACACGCTTCGGATTTCGTTTGCGTTCATGATACCTCTGTCGAAGAACTGCACCAAATTCAGCTTGGTTGACATGGATGCAGTGCTCAGGTTGAACGCTTCAAAAACTATCTTGTTGCCATATCCTCTTTCGATACGGCTGAATAATTTTCTTGTGAATTCGCCAGCCAGTTCCATTACTACTGGTTCTATCTCCGATTCGTAATAGGCATTGTATTGGTCTTCGGTGTAGTTCGACTGTACGATATTGGCGTTCGTATTGAACAACGAATAGATACGTTGCGTGGTTTTTTCCATGACCGATGAATTCGGTACATAATCCTTTGCGTCAACTTGCTTTGCGTCAGCTTTGCTGTCGACTGCCGCAACACCTGTGCCGTTCTGAACGCTCATGAACTGCTCGCTAAATTCTTGCGCCTGCTTTTTCAAATCCTCAGGGCGCAGGGAGCTGGTGAACTTCAACAGCCAGCGAATAATTGACGAATTTTTGATAGCTTTAACAATGCCTTGGTCTGTAGTTGTTACGATTTCCATTAGTGGCGTCAGCGTTTCACTCAGCCGTTCTCCGAAGATATCGTCTCTATAAAAATCACTACGTAGATGAATGATATCTGCATACGGAAACGTATATCTTTGACCATTGAAAAATGTGAATTTCAAATACAAATCGTTGCCGATATATACGCACTCTGCACTGTCCGCAGGGATAGGATATAGTTCAGTAGGATAGCCGTTGCCGTCACGGATAATCAGGATAAATGCGTTGTTGTTCAAACACAACTGCGTTGCGACTTTTTCCAACATTTTCTGCATCGTCATGAACTCGTTAGGTTCTTCCAACAGCATTCGCATATATGGTTCAGGGTTTATCTCGATACTGCCATCACCATTTCGGCTATATGATTTTCTGATATGCTTTGCGGTCAGCTTTCCGATAGCCTTGACCTTTGGGCGAATGCAGGCACGCACCAAGTCCGAACGATAAACATTACCGTCCCAACTATAGTAGCCGTTGCCGATTTCCGACATCATCTTATATCGGGTCACTACCTGTGATCTGTTTTTAAAACGATTTATCAGACCCATTTTTTCACCCCTTTCATATCAAACTCTCAAATTCTTCCTGCCGATTATAATAGACCACATATGCGTCTAGTAGTGCCGCAAGTCCGTCTATTCTCTGCGTTCGGTCAGATTTCTTACACGGCTGAATGTTGCCATTGACGTCTGTCTTTACAGCCGTATTCAGGAAACACCATTTGTCAATCGGGTTGTTGTCGTAAACGATGTTGTGTCGCTGAAACTCAGCCTTCAAATTCTTCATTGGGTCAGACAGCGTTATAACGCCCTGTCGCACAGGTACTAAAACGCCCTTGCCAAACTCTTCTTCAAATGCCTTTATCAGCTCGTCCGAAACGTGCCAGGGGTCATAGCCGATAGCCAAAGGATAGATATCTTCCTTATCCCTCAGCTCCAAAAACCAGTCTAGGATAACACGCTTGTTGACTTTGTTTCCCTCGCACGTTCTCAGCAGACCTTGCGATTTCCACAATTCATACGGCACACTATCTCGTCCACGTCTGTCACCCTTTTCAGCGTCAGCGTCAAGAACGGCTTGCGGTATCCAGTACATAGATTTTATATACAACCTATCATCATCAGGCTTTTTGCAGATAGCCTTTGCGGCATTCAGGTCTATATAATCAGCGGCGTCAAAACCACCGATGAAATATCTGAATGGATAGTCCACGACAGTTTCTTCATTGTTCAGCTCGTCCCACCTCAGCCAGCCGCTTTCGGTATTCTGCGGAAGGTTAAAATCTTTGACCATAACTGTTGCCTTGAAGCTAGGATCGTCTTTGGCTTTCTGCACCATTTGGCGCAGATAGTCGGTTGATTTTATCGTGCCCAGCCCAGGGTTTGCTTTCAACCAACAGTCTTCCTTGTCCCATTCATCAGGGCTATCCAGTTCATAGATAAACGGCAAAAATCGGTTATTGTTTTCTGTCAGCCGTCCGTATAGCAGGTTATTTGCATATTCGTATTGGGCGTCAAAAATGCCGCCACGAACAAAGCCGTTTGTGGTAATGCAAAATAAAACGGGCTGCTGTCTAGCACCCATTGCTTGCTTTATCAAATCATATAGATCTCGGTTCTTGATTGCCGCCAGTTCGTCAATAACACCGCAGTGAACGTCCAGACCGTCAAGGCCGTTTGAATTGCTCGCAAGGGCTTTTATAAATCCCATGTTCAACGGAAAATACAAATCGGCCGCACGTTTACGAATATGCTTGCTCAACAATGGCGATTGTTTTATCATTTTGTAGCAGGCGTTGAAACCTAGCTTTGCCTGATCTAGCATTGTGGCGACGTTATATATCTGCGGTGAACCCTCTCCGTCATTGACTAGCATATCATTTTCGACTGCCGCAATTTCCGTTGTCTTGCCGTTCTTTCGGCCTTCGATTATCAGGCATTCGTTATACTGGCGCAGGTTGTTATCGTCAACAAAGCCGAATAATGCTTGCAGTCTTGCTTTTTGAAACAACTCCAGCTTCAACGGCTGACCTAGTTTTCCAGACGGCTGCTTACAGAATTTTTCGATAAAGTCCGTATGCCGTGTTGCAATAGCTTCGTCAAAATGAAACTCATCAGGGCTTGCAAATCTGTTCAGCAGCATTTCCGAAACCTTTTTCATTTTCTCACACGCAACGATATTTCCGTCATAAATGCCAGTAAAATATTTTTCAAACTCCGTCAACGCTTTGCACCGCCTAGGAATTCCAACAACTCGTCGCCCTCGGACTTTTGCAGGCTGTCAAGGATAACATTCTCAACTGTCTTTGCCATTGCATTATATTTTCCAATTAACGTTGCATACGCTTTGCTTGCAGGGTGCTCTGTCTTGACAGTAAAACCATTGCCGTTTGTCGCTTCGATGATTGCGCCCTCTGCTTTTATCTTTTTCTGATACTCGCTCAGCAGATTTTCCATGTACTCCAGCTGATCCAATAGCTTTATACCTAGTTCTCTCTTTGCCGGTTCACAACTATCCACAGCTTTTCGCAACTCGCTCAAATTCTTTTTGATTTTTGCCATTGTCAGATTATACCCCCTTATGCGATTTTATCGTGCGTAAAAAATGACCTTTGCCCCCTCGGTATTTTAGGAAAAAATTCAGTCCAAATTTGAGGGGGGTACGGGCATACCAAATGTGTCGAATTCACATTTTGTTAATTTTTTAGGCGATTTTTGGTAAAAATGACCCTCGAAATTATCATGACATTTTTTGCATACAAATTCGAGATTGGCATGATTTAATGATACCTCAGGGTCACTAATGTTTGCTGGCGTCAACAATGTTCGGTGATGAACGATATATCCAGCACGTTCGTGGCATTCTTCGCAAAGACCGCCGTCGATTAATATGCGTTTGTCGATGTAAGATTGGCGACACTTCTTCCATGCCGCTGAGCGGTAAAAAGAATACGCAAAGTCTTTCATAGTGCCGCCCCCATAAAATAAAAATGCCACACGTGGGACACATTGTTAAGAGGTGTGTGTGGCTGATTGGTATCGGTGTCAACATCATTGCAGTATCGACCGATATATCCGCCATAGCTAATGCCATAGCGGAAGTCAGGAGATCTAAAACAAAAGAAGTAAAAAACATGGAGCAGGTTAAGTGATGGCGCACCGCCCCTGCACATTGCCTGAGGGCTAGCCACTCAGGCGTAAAGTATAAGGTTGGCTTTTATTGAGGAGATAACCAACTGACCTTTCGCCCTATCGGGCTATTATACAGTATAGCAGATTAATAACTGCATTTCACTGCATTTTACTGCACTCTTTTGGAACAACGATATGCTTCAGGGCTTCGCCGTGAATTTTATATATCGTTCGTTCTGAGTAGTTCATATAGTCAGTGATCCCCATTATGTATTCACCGTTTTCTTTGTTGAATTTTCCCACCCATCGCTGATAAAAAAGATACCGCCGTTCAAGGACTTCTCGCTGGTCTGCGTCTGCCACTGCGTCAATGGACTTTTCGATTTGCAAACGTTTGTCAATCAGTATCAGCGCTAGTTCCTGCTGTCTGCGTTCATATTCTGCTATGCGTTCAATGGTGCTTGACATCTTATCGTCGTTGCAACTGCCATGACTAGCGCCTGTATTTTCATAGGATATGCCAGCATATTCTAGTTGTGACCGCAGTTTCTTGACCTTGTTTTCGATGATTTTCACACGTCTCTCGATTTTATAAGCGTTCTGCAAATATTCTTTTGCTGTCATTTCAACCGCCTTTCTGCACCCTGTCGGTCATTTCCGTTGATATCAGTTCCGACAGGTCAATGCCGTATGTCTCTTTCAGATAGCTGGCGTTATTATCGTTATCAAATTCAGCCGTGTCCATGATGTCAAACGTGCTATTTACTGCGTCGATGAATGCACGTAGACGTTTGCCTTTCCAGCCGTACCACTTATCCAACGTCCACAAAACAGTCGCCATTATCTGTTCAGTGATATCCTGCATTATCTCGCCCTGCAGTTCGCTATATCTTTTCTGCATTTCCTTTGCGACCTCTTTCTTGATGTCGCTTTGTCTGACGATGTTCGTTCGTGCTTTCACTCAGAATCACCCTCTTCATACATATACTCTTTAAAGATTTTATCCGTGAATCTTATCTTGTAAGGGAAAACTGTCATTATCGACCCATTAGCGTCCTCTACGATACCTTCGGTTTGACCTTTTCGACCTATGCCCCACATATGAAATAGCATCTTTTCACCATTCACAAGGCAATGTCTTAACGGAAAAGTAACGTTAAGTTGCATATCTCTCATTCTTCAAACTCCTCCATTCTAGCTCCGCAGTTAGGGCAGTATGGCGTTGCATCGTATTCATCATATCCGCACCAACCACAGACCGAACATACAGGAATTTTTAATGTTATACGTTTCATCATAATCATAATTTTTTGATTAACGTTTTTATCATCTACAATAGCACAGCTATGACCATTAGTGTACTCTTCTTTTATGCCAACCTTGTTGCTTGGCACGAGCTTTGTTTTTTTGTGAAATTTCCATTCTCCATGCTTCACCTCCTGCACGTCTGCGGTAGGTTGTTCGTTGATTATATCAGCGATACTGCTGTTATCACCCAGAATGCCTGTTATGCCCTTTTCGTATATCGGCATACACGCCGCCGATAATTCGTTAATCAGATTGTCTGCGTCAATATATCTTGACATTGTTATACCTCCTCATTATTCAAGCCAGATTTTGCTATATTCATCGAAACTTCCGACAAGCTTATCAAATGCTTTCACTTCGGCGCTGTATTCATACCAGTCTTTTGCGTCCGCTTTGTCATATGCCGTTTCAATGTCCTTTATGATCTGCAAATATGAGGTATTTTGGTCTTTCAAGATATCAAAAGCAGCTTTCAAATAGTCATATTTGTATTGGACGTTGAGGTAAGACACTGCAAGCCCAAAGCATTGTCCACAAACGGACAGCAGCTCGTCCTTCGTAAGACGTTTAAGTCTCTTTGCGCTCTCACTTGATGCACATTTCGTGTCATATGACGAAAGTGCAAAGTAATCTTCTTCAAAGCTATCATATCCATAGCACTTGAACGGACTATTTCCGTTTAGCATTATTCCGACAAAAAAATCGTCAAAATGTTCTGACACGTAGGTATCATTGACAATGTCCCTCAAACTATCACACTCATACGAAAGGTCTGAGAACATCATTTTAAATTCCTGCTCCTGTTCGTCATCTCCGTCAAGTGCGTTGAGAAGCGTATCATCATCGCCGCTGAAGTAATACTGATATTCCTCGCAAACGGAACTGATGTCGTATAGCTGAGATGTTATTTCCTCAAAATTGAGCTGCGATACAATTGCTTTCTTATAGCGCAGGTTTTTGGCTTTTTCAGCTTTTGTCACTTTTCTCCCTCCTAAAAAGTTACCGTCACATTTAGCACAGCCGCTGCTATCCAATAGACGGCTTTCTTGTAGTCCTTCTGCACGGCGTATATAACCGCCGCTCCCACGTCCAGCAAAATCAGCAGGAGTGGAAATATGTATTCGGGTTTGATTTTTGTCATTCTATCCCCACCAATCTGACACCAGAATATTCAACCCTAAGTGCCTGTGAATTAAATAAGCAAACTGGAGCGAGCCCGTGACTGCTGTACGCACCGTTGCTGTGGACAGCTCCTGTCGGGCTGACGTAACGCACGTAGCGAGCGAGGTCGGTGTCGCACCTCCACGGAGTAAGCGTCCACATACAGTCTTCAAAGAGCGGCACATAATCTCTATACTTGCGGTACTGATCGCAAGTGAGTAGCGTTATATAATCTTCACACGTTCCGTAAGCTTTATCACCGTTATCGGCAATAAGATCAGACGTTTGCGTTATAAGATGTTCCGTGTTAAAATGTTCCTCGAGTACATCTTCGTTAAGAAAGCGGCGAAGAGTGGATTTCTCCCAGTTGTTGCAGCCGTCCCCGTATTTTTCGTTAAAACGCTTTATGCACCAACACTCAGCCGTTATCGCTAAGTAGTTGCCGTTGATAATGTCAAGGCATATAAAGTCTATACCCTTGTATTTAAACTTCATTCCAGGTTTTAATTTGATTTCAACCATTTTTTATCCCTCCTCAAACTCAGGGCATTCAACCACAGTGTATGAATGTATCATGCCGCCCTTTTGTGCCTCATACATTCTGTGCTGACACGTTCTCCAACCATCGACAGGTCTGCGGCCTATGGACCATGCACAGCCTGTGAGGTATTCTCCTGTTATCTTATCCTTTGTCGGCACTGCGTGGCGGCAGTGCCAACAAAGGGCGTGGTCAGTGTGTTTCATTGGCTTTGCCTCTCCCCATACCACACAGGATATCATTGAGCCTCTTGCAAACCTCACAGCCGTCATGGTGTATCTCGTACTGACATTTCTGAAACACCTTAGCATATTCCCCATATGTCTGCCATAGATCAAGTGCATAAGCCCCATTGATGTATGCCCTGTATAGTTCCTGCTTTTCATCAAGCGCCTGTTTCTTGTCTATCTGCCCTGCTCTGAACTCTCGATACACGATACAAAGCGACTTATACAAAAGCTGTTCCACCTGCGTCAGCCCCTCTGGCAGTGGAAGAAGCTTTGCCGCCATTCTGTTCAGCTCGTCTGCTTTCTTTATGACCTCAGTTTTGACCAGCATTATCATCACCGCCAAGATAGTGCATTAGCATATCAGCCGCCTGCCTCCAGCCGTAGCATATCGCCGCCAAATAGTTCTGCCTGCCAAGCTCCGCAAACCACCACATCTGATTATCTGACGGCTTGCCATTCTCTGCTTTGAGTTCGATGAAAAGCCCTTTGTTTCTTCCCTTTGCCACAGGTAAAAACAAGTCGGGAACGCCTGACTTCACACCCATAAGCTTTAATCTCTTGCCCTCTCTTGGGTCACAATGACGTTCGTTCGGTATGTGAAAGAGCAGCTTGAGTTCAGGATAAGCCTTGCGTATGCTTGCCTGCTGTGTCCACTTGATAAGGGTCATTTGCTCTCTGTCTTCATTTCTTGCCATATCATCACCCTTTCATTATCCTGTTGAGTATCTGACTTGCTTCAAACTTTGTCAGATTTTCTATGTCGATATCTGAATTATTGAGATACTTTCTGCCACGTCTGCGGATAAGGTTTTTCTGACTATCAGTAGCAGGTGCTTTGCCCCACTTGCGACAAATATTCAAGTCCCATATGTATTTGCTGTCCGCCTCACGTTCGCAAAGAAGAGTGTACGCCTCGTCAAGTGCTTGTTGCATAGGTAATTTCTGACCTTGCCATACTGCCATACCCAAAGCGTCGGGTGCAGATATCCTCAGCGTTTTTCCCTTGCCTAGACTACATTTCATATCGCCATTCGGCAGCTTAAACCAGTTCACGTCATGGGTATTATACTTCTGCTCCTGCGCCCATAAGTCAATGATACGAACATTCTTTATCCAGCTTTCAGGACAATCCGACATCATAGTAGCCTTTTCAGGAAGCTCAAATAGCATTCCCTCCATTTTGTCCTGACTCTTCTTTGGCAGCTCAGAAATGTCAATACCGAGCAAACTTGGAGCTGTTCTCAGGCTTGCTTTGCCTGTTACTCCTACGCAGTCGATGAGTGTGAGCTTGTCCTTGTCAGGGTGCAGCCTCAGCCCTCTGCCTACCATTTGCGTATACAACGCATCTGACTGTGTGGGTCTTGCTATGATAACAGTTTCCACAAGGGGAATGTCAGTACCCTCAGTGAACACCATGCAATTCACAAGACAAGGTATCTCACGCTGAGTAAAACGGCGTATAATATCAGCCCTGTCCTTAGTCTGACCTGTGACCACCTCCGCCCCCTCGATGCGTTTCGCTATCTCGTAGCACTGTTCTACAGATACCGCAAAAATAAGTGTTGCACCTTTGGCGTGTTCTCTATACGCTTGTGCTATAGCGTCCGCAGTGCCGTCCATTGCTTCTGCCAGCTCACCCAGGGCGTAGTCGCCAAGCCGTGTATGTACCGCTGAAAGGTCATAGCCTATGTCAGCACGTTTGCAGAGGATATCACACAGATAACCATGTTCAATGCCCCAACGCAGGTCACGTTGAAATATGATATCATCAAACACATCATTCAGCCTGCATTTGTCAGCCCTGTTAGGCGTTGCCGTGAAGCCCAGCAGAAGACGTGGTGTGAAGTGATCTATGACAGTTTTGTAACTCTGAGCCGCTGCATGGTGAGCCTCGTCTACTATGATGATATCAAAATCATCAGGTGAAAACCTGTCAAGCCTGTGTGTCATGGTCTGAATACTTGCCGATACCACTTCTTCACTGCCGTCGGTATGGTACTTTGACATTTCAACACCCTTTGTGCAGTCAAAGTATTTCAGAGGCTGATTTACAAGTTCCTCTCTGTGCGACAGAATAAGCATACGTCCATGACGTGGTATATTTGCAAAGGTCACCGTCTTGCCAAGACCTGTCGCCATTTGCACAAGATGTTTTCCATGCCCTGCCTGCGTTATTTTATCTATACACTCCTGCTGATAGTCACGGAGCTTTATTCTTGCATTCATTTGATGTTTTTTACCTCCTTATGTGGGACGTGAGGGACAGTGTGGGACAAACGTCCCACACGAAAACTATGCGTGTTTACGCACTTTTCGGGGTGTTGTGGGACTGTGGGACAAATTCGCACATTTTCCTATATAGGAAAACACACATATATTTTAACGATGTGTGAACAAAACCGTGATTCTATATCACCTATTTAAAACAGGTATATATAGGGGGAAAATGTCCCACAGTCCCACACCATGCAGAAAACCACGCATTTACGCTGCTTTCCTCGTGGGACTTATGTCTCACAAAATGCCGAAATCCGATATATCCGTCCCACGCATTTCTTCTTCGGTGTAATAATCTGGTGTTTCATCTGGCAATCTCAGCACAACACACTCAACGTTCACGCCACCGATGCGCTTGCCACGAGTGTTGTTGCGCCCTCTCACAAGTATCTTGCCGTTAGATTTTAACCAGCTAAGTAATGCCCTTGTGTCGAAACCCTGTTTTGAAGCCGCTTCATCGAACTTTGAGCGAATGACATATGCGAAATCGCCCTGGATAAGTCCAAACACTTCACCGTTATTGTCTTCGCCTGTAGCAAAGCGTTTGCTGTTGGACGCCACCCAATCGCACATATACTGATAGCCTCGTTCACCTGCTGATACCGATTTTTTGGTCTGCAAATACGGTGAGATATCGTCAATTGTTAGTGGCTCATTCGTTTTGAACACGGACGCTTCTGCAATCATATCAGCCGTGAGTATCATTGCCGCTGCCATTGCCTGTTTCTCTGTTGTATCCGACTTGCAGAGCTTGGTGAAATAATCGTTATAGACCTCTTGTGCCATTGTCAAGGCTTTTTGAGAGGACAGTTTTGCAACGAACTCTCGCCCTGCAAAGCCATAGTTTTGTTTTATCACCGCTGATACTGCCATGCCGTCTGCTATCACGATATTGTTTGCTGTACATTCAATGTCGATAACTCTGTTTACCGCTCCTGCACCTGCTGAGCCGCCCACTATGGGGCTTTCGCCTGTGGTAAGGATAGTGTTTCGCCATGTCGGCGTGCGTTCTATGCCGCCTGTTTTTGTACCTCTTGAACGTCCTACGCCCTGAGCGAGCTGATAAACGTCAAATCGGCTTCTGCCATGACTATCTTTGCTCAGCTGGAGTTCGTCAATGAGAAACGGCAGGCTGTTGAGAAACGCTGCTGTTCGCTCGTGGCCGACAACTGTGCTGTTGAACGTCTGAATGTATTCGCCCATTTCGGGAGTTCCCCAAACAGAAGCCGCAAGCATTAAAGCAACTGTTTTGCCTGTGCCTGAATCAACGCCCCACAAGTGAACGAAGAACGGCAGACCGCCAAGTGGCTGAATAAGCACACTTGCGAAGCTCGCCGCAAGAAATATCTTTGCGATCACGCTTTTCCTGCGGCAAGCTATAGCGACTTTTTTCCATTTCTCATAACTGCCATGACTTTTTATAGCACTAAAAATGGTGGAATAATTCTGCTCACCGTCAAATGTCAGCCCCTCAACGTATGGTGAAAAGCCTGCGCCGTTTATGTAGCCAAGCCTGCCCACTGATCTTTTCAGCGGCAGAGAATTGCGATTAAGGCTCTCTATCTCCTGAAAGTATGAGACAAGCTCTTTGGCAGTTTCAGAAGATACGTCAACACCGCATTTAACTAACTGTGAAATGTTTCGGCTGTTGTAAAGTATCTCCTTTGAAACGACTTTTTCCTGCCACTCTCCACGAGTGCGGTAAGCTATGTTGAGCTTTTCCTCACCTGTGTCAATGTTCTGCAAGCACTCAAAGGGAATGATCGGGTGGTGACAGATAACGTGATAGTTGCCGCTTTCATCAATAAGATACACACCGCCGTCATCAACATTGTATTTGCCTGCGTCAAGCTGCATATATGGACCTGAGAACGCAGTGGGGTTATTGATGATAACGTTCGCCCCACGCTGCATTTCTCGCATTTTGACGTAGTTTTTATACAGTCCTTTGAACGTCTTTACACCCACCTCTGCCGCCTGTTGAGCCATTTGCTCAATTTTCAGATTGTGCATGAAAGGGTCGTTTTTGTAATCGTATATCGCTTCGTATGGCTTTTCTGTATAGAGGAAATCGTCTTTTGTATACTTTACAGCAACGGCGTTTTTCACCGCTTCTGCATCGCTCATGTCGATATCAAAATGCTTTTCCTCGTTCGCATCAACGTCAATGATATCGTCAGAATGGCGTTCCCTCATCATTCAACACCTCCTCAAAGTCGGAAAGGTCACCGCCTAGCTCTTGCGGGGGTGCAGCTTCTGCGGCAGGCTGTACAAAAACGGCTTCGCACACAAGATGTACGTCAACTTTTTCTTTACCGTCTTTGCCGGTATATGGCTTTTTCTCCACCTTGCCCACACAAAACACAACGTCAAATTTTTTCAGCGCCTTTGTGGCTCTTGCTACAGAGTGCCAGCACTGGCAGTTCACCCATACGGCTTCACCACGCTCACCTTGCACCTTTGGCTGACGTTCGCCCACTTTTACTGCAAACTTGGTGAGCGACGAGTTATTGCCGCCCACCTGTTTGTATTCTGTGTCCTTTGCAAGGAAGCCACTGATGATAACAGAGCCGTCAGGTAATCTTGCCTGCATTAAAGCACCTGCTCTTTCTCTGTCTGGAGCTGGTCTATTTCTGCTGAGATATCTGTAGATATCTTCTCGTATTCAAACCACTCAGAAACCTTTGTGTTCTTATCCTTGAGCGAATTGAAAATGCCGATATAGTCTGTAAGATCTTCGGCTGTCATTGTGTCAAGACCTCTGCCAAGACGTTTTTCTATCATTTCCTGCGTAACGCCCAGCTTCTCGAACTCCACCACCATTTTTCTTACACGGTCCGTAAGAGGAATATTATTCTTGCCTGCAAGAGTTTTTCTGCATTCGGCGACAGCCTCTTCCACAAAGTCCGCAGGAAGTACCGCAAGTATCCTTGCTCTGAGCCTGCGCCCTGCCATATTAGCGTTATTCTCATAGATATCACGCAGGCTTGTGAGGGCCTTTATCTTGCCTTTTACTTCTTTTGCGTGCGGATTGGTGAAATTCTGCACCGACATTGTGTTCGTCTCCAAGTCCCAAGCATATGCCTGCATTTCTGACTTGCCGTTGTCCTGCGAAAGCTCCTTGATGCCGAAGTCAATATTTCCCCAGCACCTTGCAAGTTCTTCGGCAAGTCTTATAGTCGGTCCTGAAACTGTTTCGTTGCCTCTTGGATAGCTGTAGAAAGCCTTATTCGCCAACCCTATACGCTGACAAGCTTTCTTCATATTGGCAAAAGCCTGTATCTCGTTGCGTGGAAATCTCTTTGCGATAACAAGCTTACCCTGTGCTTCTGCAATGGCTCTGCTTGCTTCGATTGCGACTGTACCCTGATTGATGTTGTCAAGGGGCATAGTGCTGTTCTGCGGTACTTCCGGTGTTACTGTTACTGCATTTGTTATTTCGTCCATATCGTTTCCTCCTATTCGTATTCTCTAGCCAGCCAACCCGGCAGGCTTATGACGTTTAAATCGCCGTTTCTGCCGTTGTAGCTGTACCAGTTACCTGTTTTAAGACACTCTTTGAGAGTGTAAAGATAGTCGTTAAGGTCTTTTGTGCCTTTCTGTATGATAAAATCGTCAGCCTCAAGGACATTGCAGGCATAAGGCGGTGATTTTTCCACAGCGATAAAAACAAATCTATGCTGTTTGCCTTCCACCTCTGACACACCCTTTGTGTACATAGCTGCCTGCAAGTCATAACCATATTTAATACAACTGTGCATAAAGCTGCCTGTATCGGCATTCTCAGTAGTCTTGAGGTCAACTATGACTGACGTTGATTTGAGGTCTGTGCGGCAGTCAGGGCGGCATTTGAGTTTAAGCCCCGTGAGCTTGTCCGTCCAGAAGTATGATTTTTCATGTTCACCACCGTTAAGCAAAGCGGCAGCATACTTGTTTGACAACACACTTTCAGCCATTGCCTGTATCTGTGCAAAAGCGTCCTCGCTTATGGGTGTCTTACCACTCGCCTCTATCTGAGCCGCAAGTGCCTTGCCCTCTTTGGTGCGCCTATCAAGCTTCGGAGCGACTATGTACTCACTGTCGAACTTGTCCTTTTCAAGAACATAAGCGTGAAAGGCTGTACCGAAAGCAAGCGCAGGGGTTTCTACTTCGGGATTTTCAAGGGCGTACTTGAAGTGTGCAGGCGACTTTGACAGCTTAAAAAGCTGTGAGCGGCTGAACGCTTCGTCATTGCGGTAATCTTCCGCAGACATTTGTTTTTTCATTCGTCATAGTCCTCCTCTTCATACTCGACCCCTGCCAGCGTGGCAAGGTCATAGATTGAAATATCGTCGTTTTGGTTGATTTCATCAATCAAAATCTCACGGAAACAGTCTTTGCAATAGTCTTTGTCCTGGTAGCAGAAAACATTTTCGTTTGCTAGGTCCAGCTGTTCTCTGCATTTGTCGCATTCGACCACTGTGTAATTGCGGTCTCTTCCACAACATCTGCACCCGTCAGGACAGCCGACGCAATCATTAGCTGTGTAACGCATTAAACCGCCTCCTTTTATAGCAGAAAAATGCGATATTTTTGTACATGAAATACGATTCAGTTCCGTTTTCCAACACCTCAGCACCGACCTCTTTCGCTACGGCATGAATGTCAGGTGGAAATATCTGAACACCCGATATTATTCCGCCAGACGTCCACACGTCGCCTGTCATCATAGGGTAAACGCCTTCGGTAACAGTTCCACACTCTTGCGTTTCTTTCATTTTTAGCTCCATGACCGCCATGTCAACCATAGCGTCAAGCCTTTCTCTTACTGTCATGTTTTCGACCTCTCCTCTCTAGTATCGCTGGCTCTGCCAGTTTAAAATCTCTGCAGGGGTAACGCCTGCTACTCTCCAAACACCCTTTCAGGTGCTTGCAATCCAAGCATGAATAGCTAGTCACTCTGTTCACCTGCCAGTGCATTGTCGTAAATAACAGTGTCACCGCAAATCTTAGCTTTGCCGCAAACACTGGCATTGCCATAGACCTCGGAAGCATCATATACCTTTGCACCATCATGTATCTCTGCTTTGCCGTAAATCCACGAATTGCCATATATCTTAGCTCTGTTGTAGACTTTAGCGTTGCCAAAAACCTCAGCGCTACCATATATTTCAGCGTCACCGAAAACCCTAGCGGTGTCGTAGACCTTTGCGTCACCAGACACCCATGCGGTGCCATCTTGGCTGAGATTGCTCTCGTTCTCTATGTATCCGCCCAAATCACCAACCTTAACATCTGCAAATGATTTTACAGCTTTGATACGGAACAGCTTTCTGCCTTTCCATTCTATAGATTGCGTTGTTAGTTCATATTTCTTAGACATTGTCGTCACCGCCTCTCAGCCTCCTGATGTTGTTCTTGAAAGCCTCAATATATCCTGTCAGAAACTCGTTCGGGTAATCGTCAAGGGCTATTTCTGATATTGCCTCTAGCTCCTCTTGACAAATATCCAGCAATGTGCTATCATCAAGGTGTGTTGAATTGGTATCTTTTGATACCTCCGAGCTTGTGCCTGTTGCCGCAGGTGCAGGCTCGTTTTCTTTTATGTAGAGGGCAAAATATACGCCGCATCTATAAAATCTTTTGCCAAACGGACATTGTGTGCAGTTCATATTTCTGTCAGTGCAAACCTCCACCGCCTTTTCAAACTCCTCTTTCGTTATCATCATTATCCTCACTTTCAATAGGTCTTACGCTCATATACTGCTTGCCGTCATAGTCCATCTTCTTAACAGGTTCAATCCCTTTCTCACGGAGCGACCTTGCGGCATCGCCAAGCCCTCTGTCGAAATCCTCACGGGTCTTGTAGAATGCACATCTGCGGCAGTAGTCCTTCGTTGGCGTTACTGTCAGCGCACCACACTCGTCAGACTTGACATTTGAATGGAACACGCAAAGGCTTACCGCCCCACTGCCGTTGTCAAGGGGCTTGTCCCTCTTAAATACCTCTCTCATCACTATCATCGTTTTCGTCCTCCTCGTTTTCAAAACGTTTCTCCCAGTGCCTATCCGCCACGCTCAGCACAAGATACATCACTACATCTATGCCTGCAAGCACAGCTATTGTTATCAGCAGTATTCCTACAATGTTCATTACCACTTTCCTTTCATTTCAACTTCAACCTTGACCACAGGTCTTGCAGTTTCCTTCATTGCCTTCTCCAGTTCCTCACGAACTGTGTCTTCTGCGGTTTCTTTTATATTGCGGTATAGTCCATATACCGCTAGAGCGAATAGCGCCACACATAACGCTATTGCAGCCACGAATCTGATGATCTCCAGCGTTGTTATCAGGTTGTTCATCTTCTTGCACTCCTTTCCTTGCAGTATTCCGCAAAGATTTCTTCGGGGTTCGCCCCGATTATCCTGCAGTACGCTACGATTTGTTCAGCATTCATGGTGCCGAACTGCCGTTCCCACCTGCTCACGGCTGTCTGTGTCATGCTCAGCCGTTTTGCGATTTTTGCCTGCGTGATATCGTTGTCGGCTCTGATAGATTTCAGCCGTTTGGATATCACGTCATTGGCTGTTATTTTCTTTGCAGGCATTGTTTTCACCTCTTATCCGCTGATTTCTAGTGGTTTAATTCCGAGTATACAGTCGGTTGAGACCCCAAAGATTTTATGTAGTGCGATCATATCAACTACTGCAATGTTTCCGCCATTCTGCCAACGGTAATACTTGTTTCTCAACTTGCTGTCGTCGCACGTTCTCATTCCGTTTTCTTCGGAAACCTTTTGAATCAGTTCCTCAACCGTAAAGCCCTTGGCTTTTCTCAATGTTTCAAGGTTTTCGTATTTCATTGTCTCACCTCCTTGTTCTCTTGCTGTAATTACATTATAGTACAAAACGTACTAAATGTCAATACTTTTTGGCATATTTTCGAGTACAAAATGGCATAAATTTTGATGCAAAAAGTTGTGCATGATGCCGAAATGTATTAAAACTATTGACAATCAGTACAATTTGTACTATAATATATATAAGAAAGGAGGGATAAGATGTACGGTAAGCGAATATGCGAACTGCGTCAACAAATGGGCATATCGCAAGAAGAACTTGCCAAAAGGCTTAGCGAAAGACTTGGTGTTTCGATTTCACAAAATTCTATAAGTAAATATGAAAAAGAAACACGAGAGCCAAGCAACGATACGTTGATTGCACTCTCGTATTTGTTCAATGTTTCAGTTGATTTCTTGCTAGGTATTACTGACATACGTGATACCAGCATAACCGACGAAATACTCAAATATCTCAAGGTACTTACGGAGGACGACCTTCAAAGTCTCCTAAAAGTCGCTAGGTATTTGAAATGGCAAGAGGAACATCGGGAAGAGGAGCAGTAATGCTCTTCTTCTTTTTTATTTCCTTGATTTCGCAAAGTGTTTTTAAGATCTCTGCAATGATTTTTAATTTCCTTTCTTCTTCCGTCATATGTACTCCTCCTATGACTTATAAAACGTATGTTCGATAAGCCTATTATATACCATGTAATCACGGCTGTCAATACCCCTTTTATGTACTGTCCGAAAAATCGGACTAGAATAAAAAGATGTCAAAAAAGTATTGCAAAATATGCGTTAAAATGCTATAATATACATGAAACACACTATATATAGGCTATGTGTAAATTGTAGCATTTTTATGACATAAAATGCAAGCGTGTTTATAATATCGAACATTATTTGTTGAAACTGAACAAACCGTCAAGCCCACATTTTAACGATTTTGCCAATAGCACAGCCGTTGAAATGCGTGGGTCAACGTTATAGCGTTCTATCTGGTCAATTTCAGAAAAACTAACGCCTGACAGTTCAGACAGCTGACGCAGTGTCAGACGCTGTGTGCGACGTATATCACGCAGATGTGTTTCGTATATCATATATAATCACCTCTGTGGCTAGTATGCCCACAGGAGCCGTGATTATAAGAAAAGGGGTAGAAAACATGGGATTCCGTTTTAGAAAATCAATCAAACTTGGCGGCGGTGCAAGATTAAACATCGGCAAAAAATCTGTCGGCATGAGTGTCGGCGGAAAGGGCGCACGATACAGTGTCAACAGTTCAGGACGGCGCACAAAGTCTGTCGGTATACCAGGCACAGGGCTGTCATATGTATCAACATCTGGCGGCAGGAAATCGTCCAGCCGTAGGTCTCACGGCCGCAAAGCAAGTGGCACGTCAAAGGGCGGTTGCCTGCTGGTAATAATCATTTTCTGTGCTATATCAGTTATAGTCTACGGAATAGCGCACCTATTTGGCTATAGGCGGCCGACAAAGGTTGAATGGACTAATGACAACTATTCTATCGCACTGAACGATTATAATCGTGACTATAGCCACATAATCTATTTGCGAATCACAGGTGAAACCGACGCAGAGGGCGTTGATCCGAAAGATATAAAAATTGAAATCAGCAATCCTGACGTTTGTCAGTTAGAATATGATGATAGCGGTGCATATGTCACCTATGATGTGAAACCCCTGAAAGACGGCTTTGCGGACGTGACCGCCACATATGACGGTGTGACATCTGACCCTATAACAATCACAGTGGATATGGGTGAAAAAGCCACCACTACCACCACGACAACAACTACTACCACGACGACGATAACCACCGCCGAAGCAATCCCTGTGACAACTACCACGCAGGACCCAGCCGAAACGATAGTATATATCACGGCTTCGGGCGACAAGTATCACAACGAATCATGCAGATACTATGATGATACCTGCACGCCAATGACCCTGCAGGACGCCCAGAACGCAGGCTACGAGCCTTGCAAGGTGTGTGGCGGATAAACATACCACAATAAAAAAGCCCCCACAGAGCGACCTGTGAGGGCGTGTACAACCGACCTAGCAAGAGATGATACTAAAATAGTAGGAAGTACCCTATTATTCTATCATAAATCATAAATATTGTCAAGATAATAGGAGGAATTTTACATGGCAACAGCAAAAAAATTACCGAGCGGAAGTTATCGTGTGAGAGTGTACGATAAAAACACCGGTAAATACAAATCTTTCACGGCCGAAACGAAAAAAGCCGCCGAGCTTGCGGCGGCGGAATGGCTGATAAAATGTCAGGACGAAGAAAACCAGCAAATAACATTCCAGACCGCAGCTGAAGAATATATCAAAATAAAAACGCCTGTGCTATCACCCACCACGATACACGGCTATCAGACTATCCTGCGTAACAATGTTGACAGGTTGAAAGATATTCCAATTGATGAGGTTACGCCGCAGCTAGTGCAGGACTGGGTAAACGGTTTGACCGTTGAAAAATCGCCGAAAACTGTTCATAACATCTATGGTTTTTTTACAGCTGTTATGTCATACTATGACGTGGATATACGGTTAGGAAAAATTCGTTTGCCACCCAAAACGAAAAAATTTAAAATTCTGCCTGATGTTGAAACCGTAGTGGACCTGTTCCGTGGGTCAGATATAGAAATTCCTGTGCTGTTGGCTGTATGGGGCGGTATGCGTATGTCGGAAATACTGGGTATCCGCCGCAAGGACCTATGTGGTGATGTGTTGACACTGTCGCAGGTGCGTGTCACAGTTGGTAAGGAAATAATTGACAAAGAACAGGCTAAGACCTACAACAGTCGCCGACAGCTACGGCTAGGGCAGCCGATAGTAAATCTAATAGACAGCCTAAACCTGCAACCCGATGATTATGTTGTGACCTACACCCGAAAACAGGTGTACGGCCGTTTCGTCAAAACAATGCAATCGGCAGGCTATCAGATCACATTTCACGATCTACGCCACATCAACGCCAGCGTTATGGCGAAACTAAATATCCCTGATGTATACGCTATGGAACGTGGTGGTTGGAGCAACACTAGCACATTGAAATCGGTATATCAGCAAACGTTTGACACAGACCGCCAGCGTATTGACCAAACCATTGATAACTATTTTCAGGACATATATGACACGAAATGTGACATGAAAAATATAAAACAGCGTAAAAACGTAGTTTGAATAACTTTTGTCGTGGGTTCAAGTCCCGTCACCTCGACCAGTCACTCGCCGTGACGGGCATTGTCCGTCATGGCTTTTTTTATTATCAGAACTTAACGCCGCAGGGGGAGTTTTTGTATTACCTAAACAAGTAGGGTTATGCTTTGAGGAACCGAAAAGCGTAACTCTTTTTTTGTATGCTCCACATAGCAAAAGTGCCTTATGACTAGCATTAAGGCACTTTATCGATTCAATCTTTCCCCAACCTCTCCGAAATCTCCAGCACAAGCTTCTGATC